GCCGCGCCGCCGTTGGCGATGCTGTTGAGCGCCGTGCCTGCGAGGTTGGCCGAGCGTGTGCCCGGAGTGGCCCACTTTGCGACTGCCATTTAGAGCGCTGCCCACTGATTCAGGAACGTCGCAACAACGTAGTCCAGGTCGTTGTCGGTCGTGGTGTTCGGGCTGGCCTGCACCGTGGCGTTGCTGCAGAACCAGCGATACTCGACGTCAAGATCAGTCTCATAGTTGGCAAGGATCTTGTTGGCCCACACCAGACGCGCGGCGTGGTGGGCCGTCTGCGCATCCTCGTTGACGACGTTCCACGCCGCTTTGATTCGGGCAGCGCGGAACCTTTGCCGCAGCAGCGGATTGCCGACGATCAAGGCGTCTAGCTGTTCGAGTGTTGCCATGTCAGTTCTGGATACGCAGGGTTGAGGAATTGAGCGTGAAGGTGGCGGCGGTGCTAATGACATCGCTGCCGAAGTCGTTGACGGCAACCAGCTCGTCAGCGCTTGAGGCACCGCCGCGGCGCTTGTAGTACACAGCCTTGCGCGCGGTGATGGTGCTGCTGCTCCAGCTAGTGCCGCCGAGGGTCACGTCGAGCCGGTCATTGGCGGTGTCTTTGGTAACGGTGACCGTGACCGACTGGCCGCCCGCGCTGTAGCCGCCACCCGCGGCGACCTCGTTGGTCACGTCGCTGCGCTTGGTGTGCGTGTCCTTGTTCTCGGTGTAGCTGGACGTGGTCAGCATGACCCAGAAGGTGTCCGTGTCAAGATCGATGGCGCCACGCGCCAGGTCCTCGAAGAAGCTGTTGTAGATCAGGCTTGCCATGGGCTACCTCCAAAAGCGGCCGACAATGCGCGGGCCGCGGCGTGGTTTTGTTGGAGCTGGCGCCGCCGGGGGGGGCGGCGTTGCCTCAAGTGCCGGCTGCGCGGCGGGGTCAGATCCGTCAAACAGCGTGGGCTGCAGCATCTGCTCAAGCTGCGCCCAGTGGCGATCGGTGTAGCGGTGCAGGTCGGCCGCGTGGGCGGCGAACACTGCATAGACACTGCAATCAAGCGCCTCATTACGCTGGCGTCGCTTGACCCAGCGGTAAGACGTTCCGCGCGCGGTCTTGATCGGCACGCGGTGCTCAGCGGTCAACTGAGCGAAAAACTCGTCATCCAGCTCGTGCGAGAAGTGCACGTAGCCCGGCCCAGTAGTCTCGACACCGAGGCGGCCGTGCAGCAGATCCTTGGCGGTGTCGACACCCACCAGCCACAGGCGCACGCCGCGCTTGATGACTTGGCCGCGGTGGTTGATGTCTTGCAGACTGCTTCGGCCCTTGACCGGCTTGCCTTCGGCGCTGTCGCCCTTGACTGCATGCACGCGCAGGCGCTGGTGCCGCCGCACGAATGAGTACGCCTGGTGCGTGTAGTTGCCGCCGGTGTCGACCGCAGATGCGTGGATGCGCAGGCGGCTGCCGCCGACGTGCGCGAACGTCTGCTCGAGATACGGCAGCAGCTTGCTGTCCCAGTCACTGTCGACCGCAGGGTTGCCGTGCAGCACGGTGTGATCGATGACCCAGCCTTCCTCGCCACGGCCCCACCCCCAGGCGGTGATCTCCCAGCGATCGAGCTGCACGTCCACGCCGGCCGTGACCACCAGGACCCCTGGAGGGCAGGTGCGCAGCGCGTAGGGCTCGGCGCGCTTCTTTAGCGCGTGCTGATCCGTTTTCTCTACGTCCTCTTCCCAGGACTCGCCTAGAGTCGTGTTGACGAAGGTCTTTAGCTCGCTCTTGTCGCCCGATGCGGCCTTGGCCTTGGCCGCCAGGAACTCGCGCACGATCTGCGACCAAGTGGTCTGTGGCGAGTACGCCGTCCAGATGTGAAAGCCCACGCTCAGCGGCGTGGCGACCTTGCTGCCATCGGCGGCACGGAAGCTGCCATCGACGTCGATGTAGAGACCGTCTGCGGTCTTGAAGCGCCCCTGCCAATTGCGCAGGTAGTCCGACTGTGAAAACAACGCCCCGCAGCTCCCGCACAGGTGCTGCACGGTCTCTGGGTCGTTGTTGACCCACTTGAAGCCGTAGGCCTTGTCTTTGCCACCCCAGCGCAGCGGCTGCTCGTCATTGCAGTGCGGGCAGCGGATGTGAAACGCAAAGCGCGCGACCGCCTGCTCTTCGCGCGACTCGATCAGCGACAGGCCCTTAACCTTGGGGGTGCTTCCGCCGACCAATTTCGGGAACGTCGCGCCTTCCAGCCGCTTGCGCGCCAGGGCCACCGGCGAGCCTTCGCCTTCCACGTCAAGATCAAAGCCGTCAAGCTCGTCCAGGTGCACCACGTCGACCGTGAGGCGGCGGAAATTCTTGGCCGCCTTGGCGCCGCGGATGTGCAGCACGCAGCCCAAGAACTTCTTGGCCTTGAGCGTGTTTTCCTTGTCGCGCGTGCGGTCGCCCTTGAACACGCTGCCAATGACTGCGACATCGCGCAGCATCGGCTCTAGCTCGGTCTTGACGTACTCGTCAGCGTCGTCTTCGGTGGGCTGATAGACGACCTGGTTGCGCCGCTTGTGCTCTGCAAAGTAGGCCTGCGCGGCCAGGATCATCTTGGTGTAGCCCACCCGCGCGCTCTTGCGCAGCCACACCTCCTGGATCGCATCATTGCTTATGCAATCCATGATCGCCCGCTGAAACGGGTAGCAGGTCCACCGCTGCTCGACGTAGCTCGATTCCGCCGACAAGTAGAAGTTCTGCTCGGCCCACTGCGACAGGCTGAGCGGCATCGGGACGGCAATCGCCCGGCTGCCACGCTTGAGCGCCATGCGGATCGCGTCGCGCGCCTCGGTGAGGCACGATAGGTCGGCTAGGTTCATGCGGTCACCGTGTTGGTGCTGTCCTCCCCCTCGGTGTCGATCGCGCCATCATCTTCGAGCACCGCGGCGGCTGCGATGTTGCGCAGGCCGGCGATCTCGCGCTCCACCAAACCGATATCGTCTGTGCTCATCACTGCCGAACTGCGCCGTAACTTGACAGGCAGCGCCTCAAGCGTGCGGGCCATCTGCCGCGCAGCGCGCGCCAGCGCCTCTTCCAGTAGCGCCACCGGCGCGTACTCCCGGCGCATCACTGCATTCTTCATCTCGACGTTCTCGGCCTGCGCCCGGGCCAGCCTGGCGCGCTCTTCCGACAGCTCGCCCACGCGACCGGCAGCGGCAGCAGACAGCCGGCGATAAACCGCCCGCAGCGCATCCGCAAACGTCGCGCAGCCGTCGAATAATCCTTCAGACGCCCACTCGCTGACCGTCTTTTCAGACACACCGAGAAACTCTGCAACGTCGACTTGCCTGAACTTGTCCTCTAGAGAGGCTGCCAACTTACCCCCCTATGAAAACTTCGTGAGCGGGGACAGATCGCGGTCGGGAATTACCCGCCCGGCCATGCCCCAAGAGGGACCCATCAAATCAAATACGCTCTGTTGGCGCCTTTGCTGAGGTTTGCCTTGGCAGGTATCAAACGAAGGTTAGTCAGAGCCCATGCAGCTGCAACACCATCGTCCGACGAACAATCGAACAAGTGCTTGGGCACGATGTGGTCAATGTGCCACCCATCCGCGAGCGCACGAGAAAGCGTTGTGGTCTTGGGCAGCATGCGCGACAGGTGCAATGTCAACTGCTCGCTGGTGTAGCCAACGATCTGCTCCCATCTACGCCCAGCTTTGCCCTGCTTCATTGCCTTGCGAATTGCGACGCGCATGCGCTGATTTGTGCGGAATGCAGCAGAGTGGCGCGTCCGCCAGCGCATCATCCGTGCGTCGTCGCTTTTCCAAAGCCGGACGTGCGCATCGAATAGCGCAGACCTTGATAGAGCTTTGGGCTGCGCTTTCCACGCTTTGACGTGCGAGTCGTGCTTCGCGCCCTTATACCCAGGCAGCGCCATGATCTTCGCCAAGCGCTTACCTTCGGCAGTAGTCGTGTCGACTGGCCACTTTCTCTTCTTCGGCATACCTAACGTGCTGTCCTGATCGCGTTGCGCAGGCTGGTTGCGAAGTTGCGCGACCATGTGGCTTGCACTGTCTTGCGTGCCACGCCATAGAAGTCGAAGCGCTTGCGATACTTGGCTGGCGCCTTCGTGAACACCAGCACAGGCTTGACGCTGCCATCCTGCTGGCGCTGGTACACACCAGGTGGCAGTCGATCGCCTGGCTTTGGTACGAACACGTCTTGCTTGCGGCCCTTGGCCTGGCGCCCTAGCCGCGCGATCTGGGCCTTGGTCAGATTGCCGAACTGGTTGAGCGTAGCCCCTGCACCGGGCACTGCGCTGGGTACGGGCTGGCCTTGTTCCTTGCTGAATTGCGCCTCGAACGGTCGGCGCCTGCGTGCCCCGCCCTTGATCTGTGCATCGAGGTAGGCTGCCTGCTCACGCTTGAGAAACACCACCGCCACCAGCTTCTGCTTGGTGGCCGGTGTGATGCCCACACCCCGCTGGGTGAAGGGCACCGGGTTATCGAATACCTGCCGGATCTCGGCTTTCTCGGCTG